CCTGACTACGGCCTCGGCCCGCCATTTCGGTTTTGCTGCCGGTTGGTTCCTCCTGCTAGCCGGATTGCTTTTCAATTCGCTGGCCACTCGCATCCTGGGTGGGGCCGTAGTCTTCTTTTTGTACGTGTCTCCAGCCAACAAGGCCTGATCATGCTGCTGCTTGACCAATACGGCAAACCGATCGACACCAAGGCCCTCGCTGCTGCGCGTCGCATTGCGGATCGCCAACGCAAAAACGAGTCGCTGTCTGCTTCGTACGATGCTGCCGCCAACACGGTCGAGACGCAAAAACATTGGCGATACGCGGACAACCTTTCCGCAGCTGCGGCCAATTCGGTTTCTGTCCGCAAGACACTGCGCGAGCGATCTCGCTATGAGTGCCTGGAAAATAACTCGTTCGCCAAGGGTATCGTTTTGACCCTGGCAAACGACACGATTTCCACTGGGCCTAGCCTCCAAGTGATGCTCCCCGATTCGTCCGCCTCACGAGCGATCGAGCAGAAGTGGCGAAAGTGGTGCAAGGACGTAAAGCTCGCGAGCAAGCTGCGTACTGCACGGATTGCCAAAGTGATCGACGGGGAAACAGTGATCCTCAAGGGAACCAACCGAAAATCTAAGAATCCGGTCAAGCTCGACTTTCGCGTCATCGAGTGCGATCAACTTGCCACGCCATTCTATGCAGATGGACTGCCAAACAAGGTTGACGGCATTGAATTCGATGACTTCGGGAACCCGACGCTCTACCACGTCTTGAAGGGGCACCCGGGCGACCGCTGGCCAATGCAAGCTTTCGCAAAAACGGACGTTGACCCCGATGACATCATTCACCTGTACCGAGCCGAGCGACCTGGCCAGATGCGAGGGATTCCCGAGCTGACGCCAGCTTTGCCGCTCTTTGCGATGCTCCGTCGCTATACGCTCGCAGTGATCACCGCTGCCGAGAATGCTGCGGACTTCTCGGCAATTCTCAAGACCCAATCGAACGCTTTCGACTCTGCGTCCGATGGCATCGACGACATTGACCCGTTTGATTTCGTTCAGATCGATCGTGGATTGATGACCAGCCTGCCCAAGGGCTGGGAAATGGTGCAGTTTGATCCGAAGCAACCGACGACGACCTACAAGGAATTCCGCGACGCGATCCTCAACGAGATCGCTCGATCGGTACACATGCCGAGCAACAAAGCCCTCGCAGACTCATCGAAGTACAACTACAGCTCTGGCCGTCTGGATCACCAGACTTACTATGAGTCGATCGCCATCGAGCGATCCCAGTGGGAGGTTGAATGCCTCGACCGAATCTTCGAATGGTGGTTGGACGAAGCTCTCATGCTCGATGGGTTCCTGCCTGGCTTCGATGCAGTTGACGAGATGCCCAAAGTTTGGCGATGGCCACCGCAGAGAGACGTAAATCCAGCAGAAATCGCCGATGTGAACATCGCGCTGATCGATGCCGGTTTGAAAACTCGGCAGCAGTTCCTGATCGAACAGAACATTGATCCCGAGGCCCACCAACAGCAGCTCGAAGAGGAAGGCTGGGTTGATCCCAAGAAAATCGAAGCTTCCAAGCTCGCTCAGTCTGCTCCCGCAGTTCCGACGGATCCAACGGCTCAAGCCTCTGATACTCCAAATCCGTCCGAGCCAGCACCCACCGGCGAATTTGCAAACATGTCTCGCCTTCAATTGACTCGCAACATGCGAGCGATTGACGACACGCTGACCAAGCTGGACGAGGGGGTCTGGACTCCTAAACGAGCTCGGGTTGTGCTGGAATCCCTCGGGCTCAAAGAACGCACGATCGCCAATCTTCTTGAAGAATACGAGCAGGCAGCGTGAGCTCCCTGACGTACGAGGAAAAGACTCGGATCGGTTATCGCCTCCGAGTCTATACCGCTGCTGGCCGTCGCTCGATTTGGCTTGGGAAGATCACACAGCCAGAAGCCGTGGCCGTCCAGCGTCACGTTGATGAAATCATCGCAGCCCAAACTGCTGATCTCCCAATCCCACGCCAAACCGCGATCTGGCTCGATCGACTTTCGCTGGATCTGAAATCCAAGCTGGTTTGCATCACCGGGTCGATTCGCACGGTACGCTCGGCGATCGACGAGTATCTACACTCCAAACGTGACAAGCTGGCCGCCTCGACGGTGGAGTCTGTGACCAGGTCTTTGGAGATCCTTGGGGATGCAATCGGTGCTAGGCGAATTGACGGAGTGTCAGCCGAGGAAATCGCCTCGATCTATGATGCGCTAGAGGTTGGAGAGTCCACCAAGGGCAAGATCGCCAAAGACTGGAAAGCGCTGTTCCGCTGGTGCGAGGACAACCGCTGGATCCTGAGCAATCCAGCCAAGCGGCTAAGTACGGCCGTACGTGTTCGCGAAAAGCATTTCGTGACGATCGAGACTGCCGAAAAGATCCTTGCCGCCTGCGACGATCCCGAGCTGCAGTTGGTCGTCGCTCTGTCTCGGTTTGGTGGTTTGCGGATCTCCAGCGAGATTCGCGACTTCACTTCGGACTCGATCGACCACACGGCCAAGCGGATCAAGATCAATGATACCAAACGGGGGGTGGTTCGCGAGATTCCCATTTTCCCAGAGTTGGCGAAATGGTTGCCAGCACCTGGCGTTGAGCCATTGCCAACCCTTTCGCAGCTTTCCCATGCAGGCATCACCGCTCGATTCAACGCCTGCGTTCTCAAGGCAGGGCTCGAGACCTGGGACGCTCCATGGCATTCGATGCGAGCCTCGCGCGAAACAGAACTGATCGCTGCATTCGGTCTGGCAACTGCGTCGAAATGGATCGGCAATAGCGAAAAGGTCGCGATGGCGAACTATGCCCTGGTGCCCGATTCTGACTGGGCCAAGGCGGTATTGTAACTTTCGTTTTTCGGGTTTTATGGCCTGCGTGGTAGTCTCGCACGCATGAGCAAATCGCACCGGGCAACCACGAAACGCAAGCGAACCGACCCCAGTGTCATCGTCGCCTCGTCCAAGACCAACTTGGAACTGCGCACCAGTGGCGACGCCATCGCCTTGCAAGCCTCAGATCCTAACACCCCCGACGCGCTGCCCAGTTTTAGTGGGATCGCTTATACCGGTGGTGTCATGCATCCCAAGCTTGCGATTCAGTGGAATGGCCCAGTAGTGATTGATTTAGCAGGACTTGACGCACCGGTCGGACCAGTGCATCGAGACCACGACGAATCAAGGCCAGTTGGGCATCTCACCGCAGTGGCAAACGACGGTACCAAGCTTTCCGTTACAGGAGTGTTTTCCGTCCCGTCTGTTGACCAGCAGGAGATTGTCTCGGGAGCTAGAAACGGATTTCCATGGCGACCCTCGGTCGGTGTGAAGATCCTCACTTACTCCACGATCCCACAAGGCCAAACCCTACAGTGCAATGGACGCACGTTTGAGGGGCCTATTCTCGTCGTCAAACGATCGCAACTTAAAGAGGTCTCCCTGGTAACGATTCCAGGCGACCCTGATTCCTCAGTCTCTATTGCCGCTTCGGCCAACGAAAACATGCCCACTTTCGAAGACTACTGCAAATCTCTAGGCCTTGATCCTGCGACTCTTTCGCCAGAGGCCCTTAGCGCCCTGAAGATTTCCTACGCTGAACAAGTCGAAAACTCTGCTGAACCTGGTTCTGGCATGGACGCCGGAGCCAATCAGCAACCTGCCGCTCAATCTGGTGACTCCTCTTCACAACCAACGGATCCAAATATGGCCAAACCTGCTGCTGCCGCTGCTTCTTCTCAACCTGATCTCCAAGCCGGTGGAAACGTTGATCTGACGGCCTACCGTAAACAACTTGCTGATGAAACCCACCGAGTGAACGAAGTACGCACCCTCTGCGCGAAGTTTGGCAATCCTGTCGTGATGGTCGCTGGTAAGGAAGTCGACTTGGCCGCCCATGCTATCGAGGCGGGCCTCACCGGCGATCAAACCGAATTGCTCGCTCGGCGTCACCAGGACATCGAAGCAGCTCGGGATTCGCGGCCACGAGGCCCTGCGATCCACTCGCGATCCTCGCAAAGCTCCGTTGAAATTGGTGCCCTCCAAGGTGGCTTGATGCTCCGAGCCGGAATGGATCTGGACAGCAAGGCCTTCGAGAATCCAAACGTCAGGCGAAAGCTCCCTGGATGGTTGCAAGCTGGGGTTAACGATCCTTCGCGAGCAAGCGTTATGGATCGAGCCCACGAGTACCGCGACATCACCATGGTCGAGGCCTGCAAGCTCTCTTTGCAAGCTCGCGGAATCGACGCTCCGTCGAACCGCGTGGACATGGTGCAAGCTGCATTTTCCAGCGGTAGCGTAGCTGTTCTGTTCGGTGCCACGATCGGTGCCAAGATGCTCGAAAGCTACTCAGAAGTTTCCGACTTTTCTGAAGGGTTTTGCACCGAAGACGAGAACCCAGACCTCGAAGAACACAACCGCAATCGAATGCAGGCTTCTCCAAGCCTCAAGTTGCACCCAGTCGGTGGATCGGCTCAGCATGCTAGCCGTCGTGCACTGACCGAGAAGTCGCAAGTGTCGCGATTCTCCGAGCAGCTCAAAGTCGACGAAGCCGACATGTTCTCGGACAATTTCTCGAAGCTCAAGGACACCCCGCGAGATTTCGGTTTGGCTGCTGGCCGCCTGCGTCCAGAGCTCGTC